TTCAAAAGACCTATGAGTTTAGTAACGGGTATGGTGCTTCAGTTATAAGACATCAAGGATCTTATGGATTCAAAAATAATCTTTGGGAATTGGCTGTATTACAAGGTGGTGAGCTTTGTTATGGTACTCCAATTACTGATGATGTAATAGGACATCTTACAGAAGATGAAGTTGAAACAATTTTAAAACAAATAGAGGAATTATAATGAGAGGATCTGAAAATTACGTGATGACTGCCCACGTTGAAAGTGCAGGCGATATGTTAGAATTGGAAACAGTTCGTAAAACAGTAAGTATTATTAATAAAGAAAATCGTTGGAAAGAACGAGCTTCTAAGTATAGATTTGAAAATGGATATTCTAATGTAGAACCTTCAAAGCTACCTAGATACTATGTCAAATGTCAAGGTAGAGGACCAAGAGCTTCGATTGCTCGAGCAGAAGGTCGTCATCCAAGAGCATACGATCAATTTATACCACTTAGCAAGTCACAAAAATGGGATGTATATGTCTACACAAGATAAAAAAGTAGCTTACGAAGTTAAAGCAAAACAACCATTGCCAACCAATTCAAGTTGGGTGGCAGAATATTTATTTGATTCGCTTAAAAGCGCAATAAAATTTGAAATAGGCATGAGAAAACAAGGTTTTAGAACTGAAATTACACGTAAGTTTATATGATTATTGAAGCAATAATATTTATTATTTGTATGGCAGGTTCATCTTATCAAGCATATAGAAAAGGTCTTAAATTAGGAGCTGAATTTACAATTGATCATTTACATGATCAACGTATAATTGCATATGATAGTACAGGTAAAATTGTACCTAATAAGTTTTTTAATACATAAACTTGTATAAATAGATATAATAACTATTTAGGAACTTTTATGAAAAGCTTAAAAAATTATATCTATGAAGCTAGTTTAGCTGGTGGAACAACCAACTATCAACAACCCACTGGTGCATTTTACAAATACGTACAAATGGCCAAAGATCCCAACATTGATTTTGAAGCAGATAGAGATGCTAAACTTTATGATAAAGGTTTGAATCATGTAGGTGATATAAAACAAGGCGAAAAGTTTAAAATTCTAGATAGAGATGAAAAAGATCTAGTAATGTTAAGTAGATCTTATACAACTAAAATTAACTACAAAGGTAATGAATACCAAATGAGATTATCTGATATTCTTAAACCATCAGGTAAAAAGGTTGATTTTATTCAGGTTGATTTAAAAGACAAACAAGATCCTAGTGTTTGGGTACCATTTAAAGCTGGTCATGGACATGAAGCACAAATTGCTCAAGTGTTTATTGAAAAATCTGGTGGTAATTGGGAGTTTGAACATAAAGGAAAAGAATATCATGTGACAAAATTAATGTCACCTCCAACTCCATCAGGAGTATTAGGAAATCCAAAAACAGATTTATATGTTAGATTTGCTGAAAAGATTCCAGGATTTGGTAATGAATTAAAATATAGTTTAAAAGCTGCTAATGCTACCTTTATTGAAAACTGGATGAAGCCAGAAAGATTTGAACAAATATTTGGAAAATCCAAATCTATTCGAACAATCATGGAAACATGGGAAAGATTAAATGAAGATGATACTAAAGTGGTTGGTAAAAGTAAAGCACCAACACTTCATTGGTTTGTTGTTGATACTGGATTAACAAGACCTAACACAGATATCATATTGGATAAAAAAGAAGCAATGGAAGCATTTAGTGGCGCAAATAAATTTGGACCTAAGCATCCAGCAACAGCAAACTGTTGGCTAAAAGGAGATCCTACCGATACAATTTCTAGTCTAATTGATAAAACAAAAGATATAAAAAATCATGGTGTTAAAGCTGCATTATTCATAAGAGGATATGGTAAGGCAAGTAATTCTGCATGTTTCCTTCGAGCAGGAAATGGATGGAGAGTAAATCCAGTGTGGATGAAATACTTTAAACTACCTAAACACTTTGGAAATGCTAAATGATAACACTTAAAAATTACCTTACAGAAGCCGCAGGTAAGAATACTCATATGACTCATATTGAGGACCTTATCCTTGACGGCGGAGTTAAGGGGGCTCGCCAGGCTATCCTAGCACTCAGATCTCTGCGGGATATGTTGAGCGGTAACACAAAAGCACCTATGGATGTTACTGTCAAGTGGGACGGAGCCCCCGCCGTATTTGCTGGAGAAGATCCAAGAGATGGAAAATTCTTTGTAGCAAAAAAAGGTATATTCAACAAAGATCCAAAGGTCTATAAATCCCATGATGATATTAAAGCAGATACGTCTGGTGATTTACAGAAAAAACTCATATTAGCATTCGATCATTTAAAGAATTTAGGTATTAAAGGAGTCATTCAAGGCGACTTTATGTTTGATTCATCGGATCTCAAAAAGGAGAAAATAAATGGAGTTGAACATATTAGTTTCCATCCTAATACTATCATGTATGCTATTCCTACTTCCCTGGCGTTAGCCAAAGAAATACAAAGAGCTAAAGTTGGTATTGTATGGCATACAACATATAGTGGATCTAGTTTTGAAAATATGACAGCATCATTTGGACAGGACATTGTTTCAAAATTAAAACCATCTAAAGATGTATGGATGCAAGATGCAACATTAAGAGATCTTTCAGGAACAGCTACATTAACAAAACAAGACAGTTTAGATATATCAAAAAAATTATCAGAAGCGGGTAAAATATTTCAAAAAATACAATCAAGCACACTCAAAGAAATAGAAAAAAATAAAGAACTAAACCTCGTACTCAATGTCTATAATAACCTTATGGTTAGGAAAGGCCAAAGAATAACAGACACCAATAAACATGCAAAAGGATTAATACAATTTGTCACAGATCGATATGCAAAACAAATAGACAAAAGAACATCTCAGGCTGGTAAAGATATACAAATATCAAAAAGAGATGAATTATTAAAGTTTTTTAGTCAAAAAAATTTAAAAAACTTAAAAAGTATATATGATTTGCAAAATTTAGTGATCGATAGCAAATTAATTATTATAAATAAACTAAACAAGTTGTCAAAAATAGGCACCTTTGTTAAAACAAAATCCGGATTTGTAGTCACCGGCGTTGAAGGCTTTGTGGCTATAGATCGTATGGAAGGTGGTGCGGTGAAGTTAGTAGACCGTATGGAATTTTCTACTAATAACTTCTCGCCTGATATTATAAAAGGCTGGGATAATCCAGGCTAATGGGTAACCGAGGATATAAATGTCAATTAAATCATTCAGTGATTTTTTAACTGAAGACACAAAAGAAATTTCATTCGTGTTTGGAAGATTCAATCCTCCAACGATTGGTCATGAAAAACTCTTTGATAAGTTAAAAACACAAGCTCGTTCAGGGCCATATAGAATCTATGGATCAAAATCAAACGATCCAAAATCAAATCCTCTCGAATTTAAAGATAAAATCAAATTTTTACGTAAAATGTTTCCTAAGCATGCTCGTAATATAATGGCTGATAAAGATGTTCGTAACGTACTAGATGTTGTAGTAAAACTTTACGATCAAGGATTCACTAAAGTAACTATGGTTGCAGGATCAGATAGAGTAAAAGAGTTTGATATACTATTAAACAAATATAATGGTGTAAAAGCAAGACACGGATTTTATAATTTCGAAGGTGCAATAAATGTAGTAAGTGCTGGGGAGCGAGATCCAGATGCAGAAGGAGCAACTGGGATGTCAGCTTCTAAGATGCGAGCCGCCGCTCAACAAAATGATTTGAATTTATTTTCAAAAGGGCTCCCATCGAATTTTAGTCCAACAGAGTTATTTAATGCTGTAAGAAAAGGAATGGGACTTAAAGAGTCACATAGTTTTAGAAAACATATAGAATTACCTCCAGTATCAGAAACAAGAGAAGATTATATTGAAGGAAGTCTATTCAAAGTTGGAGACATCGTCAGAATAAAAGAAACAAATGAATTAGGAGAAATAATTGTTTGTGGAACAAATTATGTAATGGTTGAAGCCGAATCTGTTAAGAAAAGATTTTGGTTAGACGCTATTGAATTATTTGAAGAAGGTGGTGCAGGAGATTGGGGTACAATCAAGGGACTAATGAGATACCTTAAAGATACACCAGGCCAACCAAAAAGAATGGAAGGAAAAGAAGATCCTGACATAGGTAAAAGAAAAGGTTCACAACCTAAAGGTTATTATGCAAAAGATGCTAAAGGAAATGAAATGTCTAAAAGCACTAAACAAAAACGTGCTGCTCAATTTGCTAAACAAGCAAAAATGGATGATGACGATCCTAAAGCATATAAACCTGCACCAGGCGATGCAAGGGCAAAGACAAAGCCATCT